TACCACAGTAACTAAGACTAATCCCAAGCATATAACCGTCACGAGGGTATAGCCCAGTTGTCTCAGAATCGAGCGCAATGTATCCACATTCTTCCTTAATGGCAGCCCGAATAAAATCATTAGCCTTCTCCGTCTCTTGGATTCCCCAAGCAATTTGCTCATCTATTACTACATCTTCGATTTCTCCTGAGATGTATTTTTTAATACTTTCTTTAGAATCTTCCCACGTTTTTTTAGCCTCCGGCTTAAACGTAAGCATTGCAGGATTAATTACCGGCAAGTATTTACCTTCTACTTTCTTTCCAGAATACTCTGTTACTGAATTAATTTTTGTAAAGTATTTTAGAGCATCCGACCCTACAAGTACTACCCAATCATATTGAGCAGGGTCCATGTCTATATCGCAATCACGCTTTAATACTTTTTTAATTGAAGGATCAGAACATAACTGATACTGATCAAACTCAAAAGCTCCATCGAACTCTTGAGAAAAATTTGTTTTACTGGGTTTGGTTTCTACTAATGCAACCTTAGGCATATAATTTACTCCATAACTTATCAACTTGAGATTGAGACAGTGCTCCTGCATCTAAATACTTATCACCAAACTTTATGATACGGGTAGTGAGACTAAATTTCTCGCACAGCTCTTTTATCTTTTCGGCCCCCTGCTGGCCTGCTTCATCATTGTCCAAGAATATGTCAATGTTTGTAACTCCTTGAACAATTAATACTTCTAACTTTTCTTCATTAAAGTTTTTTACGCCAAAACAACATATAGCATTTGAAACGCCTTTGTCATGTAAATTAAGCACATCAAATATGCCCTCAACCAAAACCACACTATTTTGTATTGGTGTGACTATAGGATAAAGAGGCATTTTAGCCCCTAGTGGAGCATTATAATACTTTGGTATCTGATTTGTCTGTGTTCTGGCTTGAATTGCTACTACTTTACCTGTTCTATCTTTTATAGGAAAGCACACCCTACTTGTAAACTCTTTTGCAGAGCTAAGAAATGCCCCAAATTTTTTATACGTTTCTGGTCGAATATCTCTCCAGCCACCTATGTAAGGCACGGCGTCTTTAGGCATTTCTATCCCTGTAGATTCTTCTCGTACTTTTTTGATTTTTTTCTTGAGTACCTGTCTTTGTATTTCCATACGATTGGCTTTTTCACCAAAATGAGTAAACAGATTTCCTTTATACTCGCAGGAAAAACAATTAAATATACCAGTTACTTGGTCTATTCGCATACTAGGATTACGGTCAGGGTGCTCAGGATTTAAACAACTTACCTCAAAATCTTTGCCTCTAGGCAAGTAAGGTATATTTCTGGTCTTGAGAATATCTTCTACATTCATCTAACAGTCCGAGTCGAAAGAGGCCCACTCATCCATTTCGGTAGGCTCATCATAATTATCTTCATCAATACTACATAGCCACGGCCCGCTATCTGGTTCGCTATACCACCAGTCTTCTTCTAAAGCTTCGGGGCATCTTATAGGGTCTCCATTAGAGTACCCATCTCCTATTAAGTATTCGCCACAGTTTGGGCAAGTATCTCTAGTATTCCAAGGTTCCATAAGTGCGTCGTGCATTACCGTCTCATCCTTGCTAAATCTTTCATTTCTTCTTCGTTAATAACGGGGACTGCATTTGACTTGTGCATGGTTCCGATACCTTTAACAAGGGTTCCTGTGTAACGTGGTGGGTCCACTCTAGCGGCAACTCCAGCTGTGTCGGGACGCGAAGGGTAGTCATCGGTACACCGGCGGAAACTATGTCGCTCAGATGCATGTATATCCCCAACTTTGATAGCCTTAGCTTTTCTTCTAATACTTTTTTTCTTTCTACCGCTGGTAGTGTGGCGTAAAGATCCATAAATCATCCCCATAAATAAAAACTCCCATGATTAAGCATATATTATACACGAAATCGATGGGAGTGTCAAGCATTATTTTTATCAGAGGTCGTGAATTTCTTCGTCTGATTTGTGGGAAGACTCCTCACGCTCTTTAGGAGTTAGAGCCGTTTCCGGTCCTATCTTCAAGGTCTCCCAATTCATAGTGGAAGTAAAATGTTTCATACTCGCTGAGCGCATCTTAACACAATTAAACGTAATACACTGATCCTCTTGATCCCAGGTCTCAAGAGAGTAAGCTGCATCTGCGGCATCCAAGATACCTTTAGCAAATCTAGCTTCTCCTGTTGCGTCTGTTTGATACGGAGAAAAAACAGCACAATCATACTCTTGAGCCATAGACTTTAAAGCTTTACTAACTTCAATCTGCTCCGTCCAGTCATACTGGCCTCCTCTGGAAGGAATATTAGAGCGTTTAACTTGGTTTATATAGTCTACAATAATGACACTTGCACCAATTTTAGAGACTTTCTTATCTAGCTCTGCACGTATCTTTGCGATAGTAAGGCTAGGGTCGTAGATAACATCCAGCTGCTGAGTCGGGAGAAGCTCATGCTGTGTAGTTAGACTACGGTGAAACTCATTATAATCTCGGCTAGTGCTTTTCTTGTATTCTAGAAGACGCTCTTGTCCGTTGACAAAACGACTTGCTTGCCACCAAGCTACTTTTTCCCACTCCATATTCGTCAAGTTTCCGTTGCGAATGCTAGAAAAGGGAATTCCAGTTGAGATCGAACAACATCGTTGCAATATTGCTCGACTATCCATTTCAATAGTAAAATAAATAGCTGAACGGCCAGACTGAAATATATTGTTTGCAACATTGGCACAAGTAATAGACTTGCCTGAGCCACGTTTACCTCCCACAAGAATTAAATCTTTTGGACTAAACGTGATACCCTCGTCATAAATAGAATTTAATCCAAGGCCAATATGCTTGGCAAGCTCTTCTTCAGGCTCCATAAGATGTATGCGCTGCATACTTTCCTGGGGAAGCTCAAGATCAACTTTATCCTCAATATCCAGAACTATCTGATGTAGCTCTTGGACTGATTCATCTGCACTTGCAAACAATACAGAGTTGTCGATATACTTATCAAGAGAATTTAAAATCTCTTTCTGAGCATACTCATTTTTTAGATACTCAAGTAAAGTAGCAGGTTCAATGTCTACATCAATAGACTCTACTGCATACACCTTATCTTTAGTAGAGGGGTGTCGTATACTTAACTTTAAATCATTAAATGAAGGGAACTCATGAAATTTCTCACAATGATTATCAATGGCCTCAAAGAGCAGGTGATACTCGCCAGGAAGGTACTCTTTACGCAGATAGCTCCACGTTTCAAAGTCTCCCACAGCAATACACTGCTTTATTAAAGCACTGGAAATATTCAATTGTTCCCCCGAACATAAAAAGACTGGCCCCGAATAGAGGCCAGCCGCCTACAGCATAAAAAGATTACTGAGACTTAGCAGCTTTAGCAGCCCCATCATAATCGGACGCAGTCAGACCGCGACGAGTAAGCATGGTTTTAACACCACGCGCAGTTTTGCCAATAGCTTCAGCAATAGCCTCTACAGTCATAGACGCTACGTCTACTCCTGCCAAAGGATCAGCGTTGGCTGGGCCTTTTGTAGTCTCTTGTCGAGGAATAGCAGCAATATCACCAGAGCGGAGAAGGCTTAGTGCCTTACCACGAATACTGTTGACAGTACGGCCCAGCGCGTCGGCAATAGCCTCAACGAAAGCACCGTCATTTACCATAGAGATAAATGTGCTCTCTTCTTCGGGGGTGTAGGTGCGAACACTTTCTACCTTGGGAGCAGGCTTGACATGGTCAGTAAGCTCCATACTCAGGATCTTACCCTGAATAGACTTAGGTGAAAAGTTTCCGTCTTCAAAATGCTCAGCGATTTGAGCATAGGTGTACTCTCCTGAGTTATCAGTAACAAAGGAGCGCAGAGTAGCTTCTTGGTCTTCAGAAAAAGACTTACCAGCCGCTGCAGAAGCAAGCTCTACATCAAATCCCATCTTTCGCAGTTTGCTAGAGACAGAACGTGCAGAGGTGTCAAGCTCGTCTGCTGCGTCTGCAACAGTAGCTTGGGATACGGGGCTTTCAGCTCCGACAAAATTTGTGAGCGCTTCAGTACGCTCATCGGTCCACTTAGGAAGTGCCATATTTTTTCTCCAAATAGGATTGTAAATCCGTAATTATTTCAACGCCAGATTCTCTGGCCTGTTTAGTTTTTGCTGATTCAATACCACTTTCATTAACGAGAAGTGTTACATCTTTGGTTAGACTTGACTTTACTGTATACCCAAGATTAACGAGTGCTGTGCCTGCCTGCCCTTTAGTCTTAAAACTTTTAAGTTTTCCGGTTATGCAGACAACCCCTTTATCCATTAACGCAGGCGAGGGCCCAAGAGGTGTAAACTTCATGTCAAAAGGTAGGCTCCCATCATAGAAACCATACCATTCTTTCTTTAACCAATTACATAAACTCTCAGTTGCTTTTGGCCCTAATCCGGCACGCTCACAAGTGTCTGCATTTATTTCATATAAGCAAGTAACAGTCTCAGACAGCTTCTTCGTTGCCGTTTTTCCGATCAGTGGAATACCAAAAGCGGGTAATACTAAATCAAGAGGAGCCGAGGCGGAGTTAGAAATTTCACTATACAACTTAGTACCAAGTTTTTCTCCGAGTATTTCACAGAGTATTTCTTCATCACACATATAGACTTCATCAAAGTCTGTAATACTCAACTTCTCTATTGTTGAAGGGCCAAGCCCTTTAATCTTCAGAGTCTTTGCAAAATGCTCAATCTTCTTTTGAGCCTGTGCTGAACAGTTCCCACCTTTACAGTAGAACAAATCATTGACAACAGTAAGCTCAGTACCACAGGAAGGACATTCCGTTGGTGGCACGATTTCTCTTAGCATTTAAACTTCTCCGAAAATGTAGAATATATTATACGAAAAACTGAGGTAAAAGTCAAGAACTATTTTTTGGGATGTCTACTCTGCGAACAATTCGCGGAATAATATCCCCACTACGTATTACCTCTACTTTGCAACCAATTTCCAGGTCCAAAGAGCGAATGTACTCGATATTGTGTAGAGTAGCCCTGCCCACAATGGCTCCTTCTACTTCGACTGGACTAAGTATAGCAACCGGGCTGACTACGCCTGATTTACCAACTTGCCACACAACATCGAGCAATTCTGTAATGCTCCCCTCCTTCTGCTCCTTGAGAGCAAAAGCGCCTCGAGGGTGGTGAGCTGTATGTCCCATTTTTTTGAAGGCTCTCTGATCGCGCAGGCGGTATACTAAACCATCTGTAGGATAGTTAGTAGCGTCGAAGTCTGTCACGACATTGAAGCCTTCATGGGCCAATGCAAACATTGCTGCTTTATAGTCTGAGTAGTCACCCTCATACTGGAGGTCATACGCTACAAAGACCAAGTCTTGAGATCGCTCTCGAAACTCTTTTATGTCTTTGACGTTTAATAACCCCGCTGCAACATTGCGAGCATTAGTGACGGACGAAGGCAGAACTATTTCACCAGTAACCTGTATCTGACCCTTCATAGGAAGAGTCCGAGGTACTAGTTCTTCTAGTTTTATGGTGATATCTCGGCCTAGATTACCGTCGCCTCGTGTCAATCCAAGTGCAAAGTGTCCATTTACATATAGTAAAGACACCGCCGCCCCGTCTAGCTTCGGAG